TAAGGTACCCCGCGTCGCCCCCACCGTACCACGCTGTGGCAAAGAGGCCCCCCGGCTCAGGGTCCCCTTTCCCCTCCACGCAAATCTACAATTGGGCGCACCCCTCCGCGCAAATGCGCAACTAGCTGTACGGCTGGCAGTGTTTCACGTGAAACATTGGGTCCCCCAGCGCTGGGTCCCCCAGACGGGTCCCTCCCCTAGTGGGTCCCTATTGGTATTCTCTCTCTCTAGGTATGGCCTATAGGGTCCCTATGGCTTTACCCCCGCCATAGAAAAAGCCCCCGCCGGCTGTCTAGGCTAGCGGAGGCTTCTTGATCTGGAGAGATCTATGGCAAATGGGCTGTCGTCCGGGTCCCATCTACCCATACATAATAGCATGATTCCCTGTAAAAACCAGCTTTGTTTGGTTTGGCGGGGGCTGTGTTTCACGTGAAACAATTACCTCCCCACCCCGGTCGTAGGGTCCCTCGCACTTACGGCAGCGCCGCAGCCCCAGCCTAAGCATCAGTCCCATTCCTGTTCATCTGTTGGCGGGGGAGGCAAAGGCATCCAGTGGGTGATCATGTTTGGTTGCCAGTCATACCCTGCGCTATCCCAAAAAATGGTGTCATTCCATGCCACTATGTCTTGCCCCCAGTAGCTGCCATCTTCTTCATAGACGGCGACTAAAATGCTAGCCCCATCCTTTGGCGCGGTATCTATAGGCATCCACTTCATTTGGGAGTCTCCGGCAGTGGCATCCAGTGAGTAGCCTCGCCATGGTCATCATCCGCATAATCCCACCAATACCAATGCTCCTCCGTGCCATCTTCGTCAGGGAACACAAACTCATCCTTGGTGTAGGCGATGATGTAAACCTTGCCTCTATCTAGGCACAGAATTTCCCGGCCATCCTTTGGCGCGGTATTAAACGGTTGCCAGCGCTTGTCGGTCTTGGTCGGCAACGGCATCCAGCAATCCGGCTCTTGCCTCAAAGCGGTATCCCACTGCACCACCCATGCTGGCAGCTTGATCCAGTTTTGCTCTTTGCCCTCTGGGTCATAGAAAATCCGTTCAGGGTCATGGCGGACAATTTCAATGCTGCCCTCGTCCATAACAAAGATATAGCGACCATCTTTTGGCGCGGTGGTCATTGGTTTCCATTTCATGTGTCATCCCCGTGTTTCACGTGAAACATTCTTGAACTGTTCATATATGGAGCAGGCGAGGGGAGTCGAACCCCTGTCCTCTGGATGGAAGCCAGATGTTCTACCGTTTAACTACGCCTGCCTACTCATATGTATTTTAGATGGCGGTTATTTCCGCCCGTAGCTTTGTCATCCTTAACTGCGCGGTCAGGGTCCCATATGCCAACCATAGCACTTGGTCCCATATCTTTAGCCAAGCGATAAAACGGCGGGGTATAGCCAGCGGGCCAAAACGGATCAGCCTTTATACCTTCAGGGATACGAAACCGTGCCAACGGATCAGGCGCAGGATCACGGTGCCAATGCGGTAGGGTGACAGGTTTTGGCATGGGCTTAACTGGGAACCCATATTCCCAAGCTGTCACCTCACGGAACTGATCCATGTGGTCAGACATGCCAAATGCCATGACACTGGTTGGTTCCCAGATAACATGCTCCACAACCTCAAGGTCATGGCCCACGCCCCATACCGTGGCATATCGCTGTGGCAGTAAATGAACAGGCATGAGCTTCTCCGCAGCAATTACCGCTGGCGCGGCAATCAACCCGGTTAGAACGAATCTGCGTGTGATCATCTGGGTCCCCTTTCCCATTTGCTTAATATAGCACATATCTATTGGCGGGGTTATAATAGTGACCCAAAATGGGGGTAATACAGTGGCTACGCTAAACTTAGACGGCCAACAGATTGATATTGAAAAGCAGCTTCAAGAACTAGACCGGGCTGACTGCGAAGACAATCTGTATACGTTCCTTAAACACGCTTGGCGCTATATAGACTCCAGCACCTTCACAGACGGCTGGCCAATTGAAGCCGTGGCAGAACATCTGCAAGCAGTCGCAGATGGTGAGATTAAACGTCTCATTATCAACATCCCGCCACGCTGCGCTAAGTCATCGCTGACCTCTGTTGCCTTCCCCGCTTGGGTCTGGGCACAACCAGAGAAGTTTTGGGGTCCCACATCCGGGCCAGGTGTGCAGTTCCTTCACGCCTCATACGCCCAGCAGCTTTCTCTGCGTGACAGCGTGAAGTGCCGCCGTCTTATTGAAAGCCCGTGGTATCAGTCCCTATGGGGTGACAGATTCCGTCTTACCGGTGACCAGAACACCAAGACGAGGTTTGACAATGACCGAAACGGTTCACGCCTTAGTACATCGGTGGGGTCGGCTCTTACGGGTGAAGGTGGTTCCATTATTGTGGTTGATGACCCGAACGCGGCCCAAGAAGCCTTCTCCGAAGCTACCATTGCATCAACCATTGAATGGTGGGACAGCGCGCTTTCCACACGCCTCAATGATCCAAAAACGGGTGCCTTCGTGGTCATCCAGCAGAGGCTGTCGGAAGAAGACTTGACCGGACACATCATGTCCAAAGATGAAGGCGAATGGACCCATCTTTGCCTTCCCATGCGTTACGAATGGCGCAGACACTCAATCACCCAGATTGGCTGGGAAGATCCGCGCGGAATTGATGAAGAGGGAGAAAGCCTTGTTACCACCGATGAAGACGGTAACCGCATTCCAACCTCACCCGAAGCGGAGGTGGAGCTTGAGAACCGTGAAGGTGCCCTTCTCTGGCCTGAGCGCTTTGGCGACCGGGAAGTCGCAATTCTGGAAAAACAACTAGGTCCTTGGGCGGCAGCAGGCCAGCTTCAACAAAGGCCGGAACCCAAAGGTGGCGGCATCATTAAGCGTGAATGGTGGCAACCATGGGAGCGCTCAAACTACCCCAACATGGATTTTGTCCTCGCCACGCTAGATACCGCCTACACCACCAAGTCAGAAAACGACCCATCAGCTATGACCGTCTGGGGCGTGTTCTCCAGCGATGTAAGTGTCATGGCCCCAACCCAAGCCGCACTTCGTGGCGGGGAATTGGTCAATTATAGCCGGCAATACACCGAGGTCGCACCCCGCGTTATGCTCATGTATGCCTGGCAGGGCCGTTATGAACTCCATGATCTAGTGCAGAAAGTGGCCGACACATGCCGCAGGATGCAAGTAGACACCCTGCTTATTGAAAACAAAGCAGCCGGTCACTCTGTAGCGCAGGAAATTCGCCGCATGTATGGCTATGAGCGCTTTGGAGTCAGCATGTTTGATCCCAAATCGCAGGATAAACTCGCCAGATTGTACTCAGTACAGCACCTTTTTGCCGAAGGATTGGTGTTTGCACCCGGCTATGAATGGGCAGAAATGGTCATCACACAGGTCGGAACCTTCCCCAAAGGCAAACACGACGACTTGGTGGATACTGTTTCTATGGCGCTGCGGCATTTGCGCGATACTGGTATGATCTTGCGGCCTGATGAATGGCGCGCGGAGACAGAAGACGCCCTTAAGTTCCGTGGAAACAATGAGTTTACCCCGCTGTACCCAATCTGATAGGGTATTTACGAGGGTTTTGGAGGCAAAAATGTCCCGCATTCTGGCAAGTGCCGTGGTAGATACGATCAAGCCTGCCACGCCAAAGACAATTGGCCACTTCAAGGTCGAAGTCTGGGGTAAGGCACCCTATGATTACGTTCGAGTCTATGAAATCATGGCAAAAAACGATACAATGGCCGCACAAGAAGGCATCCGGCGCTTCGTCAATGAGATGGGGAAGCTGGATTTACCGAAGGAACAGCCATAATGGCGATGACACCTGGTCTTATGCCCAATTTGCGGCTCGTTGGCGCGGAAGAACAAACTCCCGCAGACGGGGAAGTCATCGTTGAAATCATTGAAGACGGTGCTGACCGTGCCAAAACCGATGAAAAAGGCGCAATCCTTGAGATTGAGCATCCAGATGGCTCTCTCACAATCTCTCTAGACGGCAAACCAATTGAAGATCGCGCAAAAGAGCGCGATGAAGACAATTGGTATCGCAATTTGGTTGAAGATGTCTCCGACATGCAGCTTTCAACCATTGCTGAAGACCTCATGCGCGGTATCCGCGATGATATTGAGAGCCGCCGCGACTGGATTGAAGATCGCGCACAAGGAATCAAGCTCCTTGGCTTGAAGATTGAAATTCCCGGCCTGCAAGGAAGCGCAGACGGCGCTCCAATTGAAGGCATGAGCAAGGTTCGTCACCCGCTTTTGCTTGAAGCAGTGCTTCGCTTTCAAGCCAATGCGCGTTCAGAACTGTTGCCGACCGATGGCCCGGTTAAAATCCGTAACGACAACAACAATCCAACGCTGCAAGACGATCAACTTGCTAATGCGTTGCAAAAAGACCTGAACCACTACCTCACAGCAACTGCGACTGAGTATTATCCTGATACTGATCGCATGTTGTTGATGCTCGGCTTTGGTGGCACAGCCTTCAAGAAAATTTACTTCTGTCCGCTGCGCAATCGTCCTGTCTCAGAGACGGTTGATGCTAACGATCTCATCGTTACTAACAATGCGACAGACCTTCGCAATGCCAAGCGCATCACGCATCGCAGCTATATGACGCCTAACACAGTCAAGCGACTGCAAATCCTTGGCGTTTATCGCGACATTGATCTGTCAACGCCCAAAGCGCCTGACCTTGATGCTGCACAGCGCGAGAAGAACGCGCAACAAGGCATTACTGATGAGACGTTTAACCCAGAAGATCGTGATCGTGAGATTTATGAAGTCTACTGCGATTTAGATTTGCCGGGCTTTGAACACAAATACAAAGGCAAAATCACGGGTCTAGAAATCCCGTATATCGTGACGATTGATGTGTCGTCTCGTCAGATTTTGTCTATCGTGCGCAACTATGCAGAAGACGACCAAGAGCTTCCAACCGCCAAGAAGCGTTTTGTGAAGTACACCTT